GCTCCGCCAGATGCAATTGTTGCATCTCCAGATATATCAACTTCTTCAAATGATGTGCCATCAGCTACTAAAATTTTGTTAGCTGTGTTTGTTGGCATCTTTAATTTAGATCCAACAGTTAAATCACCATTTACTCTATTAGATACAACATTAACAAAATTACCCATGTAAGCATGAGATGAACATTGATAGTATAAAATATTTGGTGTGTTTGCATCTACAGCTATTTGTGTGTACGCACCAGAACTACCGGCAGTCCCGTTTGTGGTTACATTGGTTGTGTATGCTGTAGATTTATCTGCTTCTAAATAAAATCTTAAAGGGTGTGAACTGTTTGATGAATCAGATTGATCAAATCTATAATAATATGGATAGGATGAGTCTGCTCCAGATAATGTTATTGCTGGAGATTCTAATCCATCAAAATAATAAGCATTAGCTGATGCTCCTCCTGCACTTTGATAAGGATGATTACCTGATTTAGCAGCCACTGTAACTGTAATAACTTTTGGCGCTGAAGATGAACCATATTCTTCTGGTGTAGGTAAACCTATCTTTGCACCAGGCACTGTACAGAATACTTCTGTTGCACCTGCAAAGTTTACTTTTGCATCACTATTAGAACTGGAGATAACGTAGTCCTAGCGAGTGTGCTTGCTGCTCCATTTAAAGTTCCTAAACCAACTTCAAAGTTATTTGTTCCTGTTTCAAAGATACAGTAATAAGTAGTATTGTCTCCACCAATACCGGCAGAAAAAGATTCAAAACCTGAAACTGCTCCACCTAGTGTAAACGTACCTGTTCCAGTAGTTGCACTGGATTCTTTTACCCTATCATTTAATTTAAACGCCATTTAAAATCCTACGATGTTAAACTGATAATTGCATTGCTAGCAGTAGAAGGATCAGGAAACGAAATAGTGAAGTCACCATTCGTTGCTGTTTTACTTCCACCGAAATCTAAAACTACACACAATTTATCTCCTTGGTCGTCATTATATATCGCTGCAAAAGCTGCAGTAAAAGTTGCGCTTGACCACGTTACATCTGCAAAGTCTACAGAAGTAGTTGCAGTTGTAGCTACAACAGCTTGACTAGTTAAATCTTTTCTAGCGTAGTTTGAACTACCTGCAGAAGAAACTTCGTTAGTAGTTAATGCAACTGTGCTAGATGTTGTGTAAGGATTAGATGTGTACAATGCTATTTTAAAGCTATCTCCACCAGTAGCAAAATTATGCGTTCCAGATAGAAGTTCACCTTTAAAAGAAAATGGTACTACGTTTGCCATAAATTATCTCCTTAATAGTTTGATGGTGATTCGGATTTAATTGGAGAACGAATAACCCCATCTTGATATTCATCTCGGCGTCTACGACCTTGTTGTTCGACCGCGTACGATTGTAAAGCTCTTTTAAAAGATGCTTCATAGTATTGTAGCATATCTTGTGGACCTTTCAAGTATCCATATGCTTCTACTAAACATGCATATAAAAGTAAATCTTGATATTTATTAGATACATAAGTTCCGTTTGTTGCAGCAGGAGCTGCAGTCGGTTGAGTTGTATTCGTTATACTTACTGGCTGTTTTACATACGCTAAAGTAATTTCAAAAGTAGAATTTGGTGTAGGAGCAACAACCCAAAAATTAGCGTCCCAATTCGCATAATATTTTGGTATTCCAGAAGCTGTTGATGGTGTATCATAATATTCAGCCATAAATGTCGTGTCTCTTTTTTCTAAAAAAGTTTGTTTATTGTTACTATCTTTTAATTGAACATATCTAATAAATCTTAAATCAGATGGAATAGTTACATATCTATTACCAGAAACTAAATTTGATGTTGCGTAAAATCTATTATCATCGGAGTCAGCTTCTCTATTTATTCTATTTTCTGCATTTTTAATTATAGTGTCTAATATAGAACTAGATAAAACAGTGCTATCCACTTCTGTATAGTTCTTAATATCGTCTTGTAAATTTGTAAGTGTGTATGCCATTATGGTGTTAATGTAACGGGTCCTGCGGTAACCGTCATTCCTCCTGCTTTTTCAGTTATAGTCGCACTAGATCCACAATCAAATGTGTAACTATTATCATTTACTTTTGTTATACTAAATCCAACAGCATTTTCAAATACTGTGTATGCTAATCCTCCAGGACTTCCATCTACATTTCTAAATCTAACAGTGTCACTATTAGATCTACCATGATTTATTTCAGTAACCGTCACTGTTTGAGATCCTGAAGTGAAACTAAAAGGATTACCCTGTAATAAATTTTCTGTCACAGGTTCTGTTCTTGCAGGTCTTGCTTGTTGTAATCCTTGTGGATCTCCACCATGTGGTTTTGGTTGTAGTTGTGGTTGTTTAGGTTCATACTCTGAAATATGAACTCTAGAACCATTCCATTCTATAACCATTTCTTGATAAGGAAATGCCATACCAGATCTATCTGATATAAATTGTGCATATTTACCTTTTGAAAAATTTGTCATTAAACTCCTGGATAATAAGTTTTTGGAGTTATGTAAGAACTAGAAGAAGAGCCATCTTCTATTAAAGCTCTGTTTAACTCATCTTCATATATTAATTTTAAAGGCTGTATTCTCTCTGGAGCATATTTCATAGATAAATAATAAGCTAAACCTGCAATCATACATGGCACAAACCTATAAGGAACATCAGCATCGTTTGTGTATGCCCCTGCGTCTTGAATTCTTTTTACATAATAAAAATTTATAAATTTACCCGCTTCATTTGTTCCTGGTGTTAAATACAAAGTAATTGTAACTTTGTCGATAAACCTTTGTACAAAATATTGAGTGGGTGTTCCTGTGTCTGTTTTATTTGAAAGACCTTGATAAGTAGATCTATTTATTTTTGTTAAAGGAGTATCTACATTTGAACTATTTCTAAAAGAAGCTTCTAATACATCATCAACACCATATACTGCTGTTGCATCTGAAGTTCCATCAGATGTTGATCTAAACATAGTGTATACATTTTGATTGTTAACTAATGTTATAGTGTTATTAGCTATCTCCCAATAATGTAATCCTCTATTAGACCATTCTTGAAATAAAATATTTAAAGATCTTCTTGCACCTTTTAATTGATAGCCTGATACACCCTGCATACCAATTCTTTCATAAGCTTCCTCTACAATATCGGCAATAGAAAAACCTTTTTCAAAAACAGCTGTGCCCGAGGTAGTGTTAGCCATTTAACCTCCTACTTATCAATTAATAGTGTGGCACCTACTAAATTTGCTATCGCGGAAACTGTCATTCCACCTTCAAATAGTATTCCGTCTTCTGGAACATTGAATGCAAACACATCGCCTTCAGGACAATCTCCTTGAAATTGAGTCGCAGAGTTTCCGTCCTGTAAAGTTATTGAGCCAGCACCAGATCCATCTGAGGCAAGAATCATACCTCTTAATCTAGTTCTTCCTCCAAAAACTGATCCAGTCCCAGTTACTCTTACTGCTTTTACGTCACCCTTCATCATTTTTTCTCCTTAAAAATTTATGTGGGGCCGAAGCCCCACAAATTATTTATTAACTAGCGTCTGAAGAACTAGCTACACCAATAAATTTCATTACTATTGTTGCACCAGCTGCTCCTGGATCACCACTTAAAACTACTTCTACTTCGTCTGCTGTTGCAGTTGCTGCAGTTGTAGCTCCGCCTGACATTCCTAAAACTCCATTGCAAGGAAAGAATCCTTTAAAACCAGTTGAGTTTGTAGCCGCAGTAATTCCATCTACGAAACCATCTGTGTCCGCATCAGTTCCGATGTCAACTAAGTTAACAGCGTTTGTTGATGCAGTTGTTACAGCTATCATAACACCCATTGGTATGAAGTTAGAAGGGATACCGATAGATGATTCTTTTCCTGTAGTGTCACCATTTGCAACAGTTACTGTTGCAGTGTACTGAGAAAAAGTCATTTCGTTTGTTAAAGCACCAGTAGACGCACTTTTAACAATTGTTTTAAAACCATTTTCTGATCTTATTGGTCCTGAAAATGTACTATTCGCCATAATTATCCTCCTAGTTTTATAAACGTAATCTCTAGGCCGTCGACTATACTCGTTTACGTTCTAATTAATTGTATAGTGATTATTT